AGACGTGCCAACTAAGAGGCGTCCCGAACTATCAACTCGCAATGTTTCTGAGTTGTCAACAGTGACTCTAAAGCCACTACCTGCTGCAGCATTTGCCGGATCACATTTCATTGTGACCAAACCACTGGTGTCTGTTGTCAGTTCGCCGTAGGCGTCAGTGCCAGCATCGCTTCGCTTAAAGCGAAAAGTAGGATCTGTACTTTGAATATGTAGCAGGGTACTTGGAGTAGTGCCAATCCCTAACGATCCTCCGTCAGTAAGAACCATTCGCGTGGTTCCAGCATTATTGCTGAACAGGAGATTGGGAGATGCTGAAGAGTGAACGCCGAGATAATAAGCGTTGGTCGCTCCAGACCTTGATATGCCTAGCGAATAATCTTCGTTGCCCGTTTGACAAAGTGTTCTTCCGCCTGCAACGTGAAGTTGGGTGCTAGGCGAACTAGTCCCTATGCCAACTGCATCTGCCGAGGCGTCAACAAATAGCAGGTTTGCGTTTGTATCACCTTCGACGCGGAAGTCGTAGTTATTGCCGGCGTCGTTGAACACCACCTCGCTGGTGCCCCACTCAACCCGCTCGGTGCCACCAGTGGTGACGTTGACCTGATCAGTGCCGCCGCTAAAGAAGCCAGTGTCGGTTCCGCTGTCCTTGAAGTAGATCGACGGTGCAGCCGCAGAGCCGTTCTCGAAGGCGATGCTGGTCCACTCGCCGTCCAGTTGGTAAAGGGTGATCCAGGCGCTATTGGCGCCGTTGCGGATCTTCATCACCCCCGCGTTGGTGTCCGCCCACATCTGATAGGCGTAAGTGGTGGTCGGCTCGGTCGATCCGCTGTTCTGCGTGACGATGGCAGAGAGCGCATTGTTTAGATCAGAACGGACCGCGGCACCTGTGCCATTGGCGATCGCATAGTCGTGCTGTGCCATTGAAGCTCACGCAATAGCGCAATTCTCGCAGGAATCAAGCTGCCTTGCCATATCCCACGGCAGACCACGCAAAATCTCGGCTCACGGCAGTCCCTGCGGAGTTGCGGAAGGTCACCGTGAACTGGCTGCCGCTGACGCCAGTCACCTCGAAATAGTCGCCTGTGCCCATGTTCTGAGCAGTGATGCCGATGCTGGGCAGGCTGCTGTCCACGCCGCCCAGGCCTGCGGTGCCAGTGAAGAACGGCTTGTCGAATGTCACGGTCTTGGCGCCAGCGCCGCTGCTGATGCTGCCCACGCTTTGCTCCTGACGCCGCTGGAAGGTGGCCTCGTAGCCAAGCTCATCGATCAGGATGTTCTGCCCGACATCCTCGCTGGTTAGCTCCGCCTTGAACTGGAACGCCCTGGCCTTGAAGGTGCCGTTCACGAATTCCTGCCATGCCGACCAGGTGGGCGATCCGCTGGGGTTGTCGCTGGTGCTGCGCAGGTACAGCTTCGAGTTCACCTTGGCAGCAGCAGAGCCATCCCAATCGTTCCAATCATCGACGCTGCCAGTCCGGCTGTCGATCAGATCCGATGGGAAGTAGGCGCGCGTGACGAAGAACCGCTTGAGGTCGAGGCTGTAGGCCGCGGCCAGGTCGAGAGTGTTTAAGAACTCATAAGTGCCACTGCTGGCCACATCACCCGTCACATCGAACGCTGTTATCGCATCAAAATCAGCGATGGAATCCAGCAGGGCGGTCCCATCCAGCGTGAGCGCGTCATATTCCTCGCTGTAAAACACCGTCGTCTTGCTGCCTTGGAAGGGCGGCGTGTCGGCATCTTCCCGCCGTGATTGCACCAGCAGATTGCCCAAGGTATCGGGCAGATCAATGATGACGCTGGCCTCGGTGGTGGATTGGCGGCCGCCATCGTCTTCGAACTTGACCAGCACCTCGCCTTCAACCAGCGGGATGATCGCCTCGGTAGCGCTGCCGGCCTTGGCCTCCACCAGGTCGACGCTGTTCGCCCAGGTCGCGGTGCCGTCGGTCAGGTTGCTGTGGCGGATGTGAACGCGGCCGCCGATCTTTACGTCAAGATCGATGGTCGGATTCCAGCGCAGGCGGCCTGAGTTGGCGCTGATCGCCTCGAAGGTCAGGTTCTGCACGTTGCCAGGGACAGCGGTTTTACCGACTGCGGCGTAGCTGAGTTCAGCCGGCTGGGTGCTGGGAGTACGGACGCCGTTGAGGCTATAGACCCGGATCTGGTAGGTCTGCGCAGTCGTGTCCAGGATTTCGTAGTCCGTCCGCGGCACGTTGACCGTTGTCCAGTTGCCATTGGCTGGGCGCCATTGCACCTGATACTGCGAGACGCCAACCACTGCGCCCCAGCTCACGATCAGCTTCACGCGCACCTGGCCGTTGCTTTCGTAAATCGTTTCCGATGCAGAAAGGTTGCTGGGTGCAGGCCTAGGTTCGTTGACTTGGGTGATGTCGCGCGTCTGCAGCTTGAAGCCGCGCTCGACGTAATCGTATTTGCTGCTGTTGTAGGCGATCGCGGTGACTTCGTACTGGACGCGATCGACCTCGCTGACGGTCAACACTCGCCAGGTGCTGGTCTGCACTGTGCTGTTGCTCAGCACCCAGATGCTGTTGGCGTTCGGTGCCGTGCTGAATGCTGAGGCGACGGTGATGTTCGCTCCGGCGATGCTGCTGATCGCCTTGGTCTCGACCGTGCCATCAGGCAGGATTACCGACAACGTGGCGCTGCCGCTGGTCACCAGGTCAGTCTCGGCGGTGTCGTCCACCGTGATCACCGTGGTGGTAGCCGATGCGATGCGACCACCGCGGCGCACGCCAGCCTTGACCGGATCAGCGATCTCAATCACCTGGCCAGGGCGCACCAGCACACCGGCATCGACCGAGGTCTTGAAGTTGACCACCTCGGTTTCGTTCTGCTCGGTGTAAAGCAACCACTCGCCGAGGCGTGCAGCCTGGCCGCGACTCGTGCAGGCAAAGGCTTTGATGTTGGTGGTGATCACGCCATACTTCGCGATGGCGTCCTTGTCCTCCACCACCTCATAGGCGATGTCTTGGGTGTCGAGATCGAGGTAGCTGACGATCGCGACGGTGTGCCTGGTCTTTAGGTCAGAGCCGGTGTAGTTGAAGCCATCAGCACTGACATTGGCCAGCGTGAATAAGTAGCTGGCATCGGTTGGCTTGTCCTGGCTGATAGTCAGCGATCCAGTGCTCCAGTACGGCATCACCCGCATCACAGAGCAGAGATCGTTGATCAGCTTGTAGGCCTCCTCCTGGTTCTGGATCAGGGCGTTGCAGGAGAAGCGTGGCTCGGTGCCGCCGAAACCATCATCGATGCTGGCCGATGCGTACTGGCTAGCGGAATAGAAGGCGAACTTGTCCAGCTGGCTGGAGGTGATGTGATCGCCCAATCCCCAGCGGGTGTTGGTGAGCAGCGCATACAAGATCCAGGCTGGGTCGGATGTCCAGGCTGCAGCCGCGAAGGTGCCATCCCATGCGCCGGCATAGCTGATCGCGCCGGTGGTCTGATTCACCGTGCCATTGCTAGGGATCGGCACCTTAATGCCACGGATCCGATAGCTGCGGTTTGGGATGCTGCTGAACTGCTCAGCATCCAGGCGCATCGCCACTAGGGCGCTGTTGGGATACCTCAGCTTCTGCTCGGTGATCTCCGTGTAGCTCGACCAGTAGAAATCGTTCAGCAGATTGGTGTCGACGCTATCGGCGGTGACACGCACCACTCGCACGTCGATCGGATAGGCGCCGGAGAAGTTGATCTTGTAGTCCTTCTGATACTGATCAGCACTACGGCCGGCGATCGTGTCATTGATCACGGTGGTGTAGCCGCCGCCGTTGTATTGGACGCGGATCTCTAGCTCCACGCTGGTGCCTTTTACATCGCCGTCTGATGTGTATTGCTCCAACCGCGGCACGGTGATCGTCACCCGCATCGCGTTCACCGTGGTGTCGGTGACGGTGCGCGTGATCGGCGTGGCCTGCTCGACCTTAACTTGAACGCTGGTTTCGCGCTCTACATCCGAGAAGCCAGTTACATAGCTCTGCGCCTGGGTGCCATACCTGGCCTGCAGGGTGACGTTCTGGAAGTTGTAGTCAGCGTTCTGCGGATTGGTGGCATCAGCACCCTGCCGCAGGATCTGCGTGCCATTCAGGAAGACATCCTTGAGCAGTGCCCGGTTGTAGTTATCAGTGCCACGTGCGTAGGCGCTAGCTGATGGGAAGCCTTCGATCTCGCCTTCGCTCAGCAGATCAACGAAGGTCGCGTACTGCTTAGAAGCGAGCGTATCTGGGTCGCGGACTGGCGTTCGAGTTGGCGCGACGATCGTCTGCTGAACGACTGTGGTGCCACCACCGCCGCCACCGCCGCCACCACCTGCACCGCGGATCAGTTCGCTCATGCTTCGATCTGCACTGTGTCGATACCTGCCGAGATCACGATCGATCCGCAGATGATTTCACCAAAGGCCAAGGGCAGCGGTGTGCCGGCGCGACTGGTGTTCTGGATGCCGCTGAAGCTATAGGACTTCTGTGGATCTTGCTCCGTGTTGGCCGTCCCTTGGGGTCCGCTGTATGTGCCGGATGCAGCCAGCGTTGGCGTTGGCGTCAAGGCCTGAGAGATGCCGCCCAAGATCAGGGCGCCACCGAGCAGGCCGACCTTCGTCACGATCGAGCCAGCCAGGCCGAGACCCAGGCCGGGGATAAAGATCGCCGCGGCCACCAGTGCAACACCAGCAAGAATCTGCCCAACGCCACCACCAGCCCCGCCGATCACCGGCACGATCTTGATCGCATGGCCGCCAGCTGGACCGTGCAGCTCTTCCATGCCAACAGAGTGCTCACCAACCAGCACGCGATAGTGACGGCCGTCTTGGCACATGTGCCGCTCGACCTGCGGGAAGTTCGCGATCAGAAAGCGGATCGCCTCAGCAGCAGAATCCACAGCGGCCATAAACTTCCGCCGCCCGAGGAATTTGGCCAGCTGCCCATACACTCGGATCTCGCGGAGCATGGGCAACCCTCAGCCTTCGATCAGTTTATCGGCGTTGCGATGCCGCAGCCTACGACCAGTGCAAACCTGCAGCCAGCCGCCGTACAGATCCCTACTCGATAATCTGCCGCGGAGGTGATGAAGAACCAACTGGTCGCCGATGTAGACGCCGCAATGGTTGAGACCGCGACCTTCGATGTTCATCAGCAGGCCATCGCCGAACTGCAGCGGCTCCTCATCCGGCAACTGATAGAAGCCCGCGTCCTTCCAGAACCCATCAAACAGGGGCTGCGCCTCGAAATCCGCATGGCTAGCAGGCCTTTCCCAATCCGGCAGATCGATCCCGTGCTCGCCATACCAGTCACGGACCAGCGTCCAGCAGTCGCTCACATCCCACACCCAGCCCCGACCGATCAGTGGCGCCTTGTAGCCGCTGGGATGCGTCTCTGACCAAGCTTCGGTCTTGGGGTTGTAAATGAACCAGGGCAGGCCGGTGGTTTCGATGCTGATCAGATCGGCCTGGCTCGGTTCTGGCGGCGTCACCGGATGGCTATGGAAGACAGCAACCACCTCACCAGCATCCTCGGCAGCGGCATAGTCCTCAGGAGAGAGCACAAACTGTGTGCCGTCTTGATCCAGATTGCGGCAAGGCCAATAGCGGCGACGGCCTTTGATAACGACCACCAGGCCGCAAGCCTCACGTGGATCTTCCTTGGCCGCATGGGCAGCGGCATCATCTTTCCAACTCATACGGTGTAGGCGCCAATGCCAGGGAAGCTGCCATAAGGCAGCTCTGCTGTTGCACCGAACCTGAGTTTGCAGCTGGTGAGCCGCTTGCCGCAGACATCATTCGCCGAACTGGCGACTGATACATCATTGGCATCAAAGTAGTTGGTGCCGGTGTAGCCACATTCTGTGGAGCGGTAGACCCATTGGCAAATGTTGGCGATGCACTGCCGCTTCGGCGCACGCACGCCCACCAAGTCAAAGGCCGCGGCCAACTCAAACTCAACGATCTGGCGGTTCTCGGTTGACTTCCGAGCCACCTTGTAGATCTCGCGCGGGAACTCAGCAGTCGGGTCGGGCGTGCCGTAGGGGTTGGTGCCACCCGTGAAGTTGGCGCCATCGATGTAGCGCGCCATGGTGCGGATCCTAGTCAGCGTGGCGCCGGTGAGGTCATTGCCAGCCGTAGTCGAGTTCACGGTCAGCAGAATTGCAGTGACTGTTCCGAGCACATTGCTCACCTTGATCTTCGGCCGCGGCAGGCTGCCGGTGCCGGTGTACTCAAAGCCTTCGACCTCAACCGGGAAGCGCTGGTAGCTATTGCTATTCCAGACCAGCTCGCCGTTGGCGTCCATATTGCTGCCAGCGTGGAAGCGGTAGACGGTGTTGCTGCCATGCAGAGCCGTGATCAGTTGCAGCTCGAACAGCTCGATGATGCTGCTCGGTGCAATCTTCTGAAGCTCTGAGACTGGGATCGCCATCGGTTACGGCTCGTACACCTGAACAAAGGTGGCGGTGATGTTGTTGAAGTTGCAGGATCGCAGCGTGGTCTGCCACTCCTTGCAGATGTACTTCCCAGCAGATCCACGCGGTGGCGTCCAGTCAAAGCTCTCGACGGCGCCTCTGGCCTCCAGGAAGGCCGTGATGTTGTCCCGCTCGGTATCGGTGCGGTTCAGGAACTGCAGCTGCCACTCCTTCCCATCACGGTGGAGGCCAAATCCAACGCGGTGCTGGTAGCCATCACCTGCCTCGAAGGTGACCACTCTCGGCTTGCTGACCTCGGTGGCCTCAAAGCTAGGTGTATAGGTGAAGGTGGCCATTATGCGAGCAAGCCTCCTGGGCGCTTCTGGATCACGATCTCATTCTTGACGGCTTCGCTGATCACGCGGCCGAACTCCTTGCCCTTTGCACTGTCACCTTGCACGCTGGTGCCCTGCGCGTCAACATTCACCACCACGCTCACGGCACCACCACCGCCTGCTGCCTCAACACCAAGGCGGCCATCACGTCCGCGACGGAGGGGCATGATCGCCTCGGGTCCAGCTTCGCCCATCAGGCCAAGCTGCCCGGCACCGCCATTCGCGAAGGCGAACATGGTCGGCTTATTGATGATGCCACCGTTGGCGAAGAATCCAACAGTTGAGCTGAGTTTGCTAGCAGCGCCGAGAAGATCACCGCCGCCACCAAAAGTCAAGTTCTTGATGCCCTGAAGAATCGGAGCAATGATGACCAACCGGGTAATCATGCGAGTCGTCTCTTCAATGATCGACATCGCAAACTGCCTGAAGTTAAACGCGCCAGTCGTCATCAAGCTGACGATCGAATCCTCCAATCCCTTAAAGCCACTGATAGTCACATTGGCAAGGTTCGCGCCAAGCGTGCCGATGCTTTCAATGTAAGAACTGATGCCAGCATTGAAGTCCTCCATCGCGCTGGTTGTTTTCATGACCGAGATGTAGAACAGCTCGCCACTCATGCCAGCCTCAAAGCCAGCGCCGTAGAACTCCTTGAACGCTTTGGTGCCTTCATTGATTCCTTCAATCTCCAATCGACGTAAATCAATCGAACGCTGCCGTTGAATGTTGGCCTGCTGTTCACCGCTCAATGCCTCGCGGAAAGTTTTCTCAGACGCAGCAATCAGAGCGCGGCGCTTCTCCTCGTATTCCAGTGCAATCTTCTTGACTGGGTTGGTTTCACGAGCAATAGCAAGCTCGGCCCTTGATTGCTTCAAGGTTTCCTGCGAACCAAGCAGCGCTTCTCTACGACGTGCGGCTTCGTCTTTTGCTTTCTGTCTGCCACCATCACCAGTGCGCAAGCCAGTGATGTCTGGCGTTGTGCCCGGCGTAGGCGTCGGGATGTTTGGCAGTTGCAATCCCTTGCCAAGCGTGTCGCCGATCCGCTTGGTGAGGTCGTCGATCATCTTGCCAACACCAGCGACCAGAGCGAAGGTGCCAAGAGTGCCGGCAGCAACGGCAGCGATCGCTTTTGTCTGAGCGGGCCCAGGTGTCTGCAACGCAGCGATCACACCCAACACCGAAGCGCGAGCAGTCTCGATAGCAAGCAGCGTGCGCTGCAGGATCACCATCGGACGCAGCACCTTGAGCACTCCACCAAGCGCAGTGGCGAAGGTGGTCACATTGGTGGCGATGAAGACTCCGGCAGTCACACTGCCCAGCACCACCATCGTCTTAATCAACGTGGCGACGATCTGCTGCAACCCAGCTGCACCACCGATCGCCTTGTAAAACTCGGTTGCCATGGTGCCCACGAAGGTGGCGACCTGACCGACCACAGTCACCAGGCCGCTGAGCACAGGCAGCAGAGCCGAGCCGATCTGCACGGTGAGCACAGTCACCTGCGCCTTCATGATTCCGAGCGAATCGTTGAACGCGTCGGCTTTGTTGGCGAAGTCTGGACCGATACCCAGGCCGAACCGCTGGATCTCTTTGCTGCCAAGGTTCAGGACTGGGATCAGTTCGGCGCCAGATTTGCCGAAGATCTTCATCGCCAGCGCGGCCTTTTCAGGACCATCGCGCAGTGCGGCAAAGCGATCAGCTACATCGAGGAACACCTTGTCGGCCTTCCGCAGCGTGCCATCGGTCTCGGTAGTGCTGACCGCCAGCGTCTTAAACGCAGCAGCGGCAGGACCACCCGCGGTGGCCGCGGCCACCATGTTCTTGTTCAGCAGCGTCAGTCCTTTGGCAACGCCTTCAATGCTGCTGCCGCTCAGTTCCGCTGCAACCTTGAACTGGCCAAGCGTCTCGATGCCAACGCCAGTGCGCTGCGACAGGTCGCGCATATCGTCTGCAAGGTCGATCGCGCCCTTGATGGCGGCAGTGAATCCACCAACCGCCAACGCCGCACCCAGTCCCTTAAATGCTGCACCCAGGCCTGCAACTGCCATCGAGGTGTTCTTGACCTGCCCCTGCAATCCCTGCATGGAATTGCCAAGCCGGCGGATATTGTTTTCGCCTTGAACGTCTGCCTTGATCCGCAGCATGGCATCCATGTTCATCGACATGGCTATGCTCCCTGCTTATTGATCACCGACATCGCTGCGGCCTCCATCACCTGAAGATCCTCCAGCAGCGCACGCGGTTCCTCTACGTCGTACAGCTTAAACAACCAACGCACAGCTGCATAGTCCAAACCGATCACGCCACTCATCGTGGTGCGCCATTGCGTCTGAACCCGCAGGAACATCTGCACGGCTGGCCAGTTCTCCGGCCAAATGCCGAAGTCCTCATCCGGTGGCGGTGGCAACTCCGGCAGCGGTAGGCCAAAGGCCGCGGCGTCGTCGGCGGTTTCGTCAATGACGCCACCGCCCGCCCAATGCTCAGCGGCCTCTGTCAGTTTTTTCGCTTGGCTCCCTGCAGGCTCTCGAAGTAAGCGACCGTGATGGCGCTCGCCAGCATCGGCACATCCAGCAACTGCTCCAGTGCCTTCTGGCTGAAAGGCACATCCTTGCCATCGCCATCGGTCACACCGGACCAGCCAACCAGAACTTCAGCGGCCAGGTCGGCATCAGTGATCTCTTCAGACTTGATCTGCTGCCCGATCTCGGTAATCCGAGACTGGCTCAGCCGACGAAACTCCCCGTCGAAGGTCTGCCGTTGCATACGGCCACCGTCGACGGGGATGTCAAATGCAATCGGCCACGAATAGGTGTCCGACTGCTTCAGTACAAAAGCCAAGGTCAGGTAAAAACGAGACTCAGCTCATCATTGCCCGAACTGGTCGGAACTGCAATAAACGGCATGTTCAGCATCTGCACCCCGTCCTGATCGCTGTAGGTCAGGTTGCCCAGGTCAGACTGCGCAGTGGTCACCGTGCAGATGTTGCCGGCGGTGGTGCCGTGCTGGAAGGTAATGCTGCCAGTGCTGCTGCCGGTAGCAATCGTGAAGAAGTCCTTGGCCGTGATGGTCGGAGCTTCGATCACGATCGTGCCGCTGGGGGCGCGGTTGGTGATCATGATCTCCTTGGTGCAACCCACCAGCTCGCGGTAGATCACATCGTTCGCGATGCTGAAGTTGTAGGACTGCAGGCAACCGCTGTAGGAGAAGGCCGAGAAGTTGGTGGTGTTGCCCTGCTTGAAGATCAGCGGGGTGGCTTGGTTGGCGTAGGTGGGGGTCGGCAGCGTCTCGTCGGTCGGGGCGTTGTAGATGCCGGTCATCGTGAAGGCGATCACCGGGATTTGGCCGACCTCGCCAGTGATCTCAAAGGTGCCGCGGCAGCCGGTCACCTTATGGCGGATCCCATCTTCGTGGTAGTAGATGGTCACGCTCTCAAAGCCGCTGCTCTCAGGCGCATAGGTGGCGCTGGTGCTGGCCGAGATGGTCTCGCTCAGGCCGCAGCTACGCAGCACCGGACCATAGGCCGGGGCGGTGCCAGCAGCACCGGAACCAGCCAGTTCAACCTCGAAGCTCACCTCGACGCGAGTCTGCGCCAGCAGCTGATCGGCCTGCCCCATGTAAGGGCGCACCAGGTCGCGGTTCACGGTCTCAGCGACCAGCGGCTGGATCTCCAGGTTGCGAACCAGGATTGCGTTGCTCGATCCGGTCGGAGTGGGATCCGTGCCGTAGGTCGATTCAATCTTCGCCAGGATCAGGCGCCGGCGTGTCAGAACTGAGGCCATTGGTGGCTACCTCGGGTGTTGGATGGGGAGCCGGCTGAGTCCGGTGGACGAGCTTTCGCTTGCCGGTTTTCTTGTCGACCAGATAGCTGCCGCCCTGGCCTTGGTATTCGTCCATCATCGTAGCTACTACGGACTCTGAGCCAAATTAGCTACTTGCGTCCGATACTTCACCACGAAGTCGCAGGAGATCACGCCAGATGGCTGGTCGGCCTCCTGCAGATCAAAGCTAACTCCAGTCGGTTGTACGTCATAGGCAAAGCCGTTACAGGTCAGGTCCGCCATGATCTTGGCGTGCAGTGATTCGACAATCGGATCTGCAACCTGATCAGGAATATCTCCCCGAACGATCACCGCAACTCGCACCGTCAACGTCCAGTCGAGCGTCGGCGCACTGGTCAGCTGCACGCAGACATCGTTGATCGGCTCGACCACCAGTGCAGGCAGCTCGCCCCGTGCAAGCGGCTCCACCCTGCTGCGGTAGATCCGCGTGCTGACCCCAGTGGTGCCGGTCAGATTGCTGCGGATCCTGGCCAGGATCGACTCACGGCGCGTTGTCATGCGGATGCCACCTGAACCACTGTGCAGATGATGCCAGGGATGCTGGGGCGCGCGAACGGGCTACTGGCTGCAGCCTCGGCATGGATGTAGGCCGCAACGTTGCTGGTTGCCCAGATCAGCTCGATGTAGTCACCAGCCACCAGACCCAACACAAAGTTCACCGTGCCGATCACATTGCCATCGATGCCGCCATGGCTGCTGATGATGCTGAACTTGCTGTCGCTGGCCGGCACATCGCCAGCGCTGCCATCGTTGTTCTTGCGCAGCCAGACGTTGATGTCATGAATCTGCGTGTCGGTATTGCTGAACTGGATCGAGAAGGTGATGCTGTAGATCCCCGGATGATCAACCGTCATGCGGCTATCGGAGATAAGCCTCACGCCACGGTTCGCCAAATCCATCTGGCGCAGGTTGATGGAATAGGGCGTGTTAATCGCCGCGGCCACCTGCGAAGTGGTATCCCAGAACGATCCCCAATAGCCAGGGCAACCGTGATACGGCAACTTATTCCAAGCCGTCAGGCCATCACCGATCTTCAGGTTGTCGGTCTCCTTCTCGACGCCAGGTTCTCCTGCCATCAGCACTGGGTTTAGCGCTGACCACTGGCTGCGGGTGTTGACCTTAAAGGGACCGCTCATGTCTTCTGGATCCCGAGTTGTACAAACTTGCCGTCATCGAGCAGCATGGTCTCTCTGACGGTGTAAGCAGTCCCATCCACAGTGATCGAGTCGCCGCGGATGAGACTGCCGAATGCGGAGGTTCTGGCGGTCAACGTGTAGTCGGTGGTGAGCACCATCCCATCGCTGATCACCTGGCTGGGCATATCCAGGATTCCGTTAGCGGTAGTGGCGCCAGCCGTACAGCTGACGCCAAAGTCCGCCAGGAAGATGTCCAGATCCTCCGTCAAAGCCATGATCAGCCGTACTTCGCAGAAGCCAGACCGAGCACAGCCACAGCACCGGCGCCGGTGCCGCCAGCCACCGTCACAGAGACCTTCACATAGCGCTTCAGGGAAGTCACGTTGACGAAGATCTTCTGCAGCGAGGCAGTGTTGGCAGAGGTGGTGGTGAAGGCGCCACCAGTCACGTCGGTATAAGTACCGCCGGAGGTGTCGGATTCGGTCAGCTTGACGGCGTAGGTGATGCTGGCACCACCGGCTTCGGCGTCCAGAAGGACAGCCATGTCGCCTTCGTAGCCCTGCAGATCGATGGCAGAGCCGGTCCCGGTGGCGGTCACAACGTCGTTGCGCAGCAGGCCGAGGACCGTGGTCTTAGAACCAAGGTTGTGGATGGTCATGATTTAGCCCTCCGTCGAGGGGTAGATGGTTTGGGTGTTGGTTGAGCAATGACCTCAACCAGGTCGGCCACCTTGTCAGCGACCTCAACAGCTTTGCCAATACCGATCAGGAACTTGGCGTCGGAGGGAGAGGCCTCATGGACCTCCCCCAACCGGATCACCTGTCCAGCCAGCACGGTTTGCCGTAGGACCTTGATCAACATGATCAGAGGGTGTCGTTGCCGCGGCTGAACGATTCGGGATGACGGATTGCGATGTCGCAGTCCTGCATCGCCACAACGCGAACGGTGCCGCTGGTGCTGTGGGTGTAGGGGTCCACCATCAGATCCAGGCCGGAGAAGTAGCCGATGATCAGGTCAGCGAAGTTGCCGAACCACAGATCGCCAGAGGCAACTTGGTTGGACAGCACACCGCGGTAGCCGTTCACTTCACCGTTTTCCATGATGAAGATGCCGGAGCCGGCGTCCTTCTTCGTGGTCTTCAGGTTGCCGCGCATGGCAGCGTTCATCAGATACACGGGGGAACCGAGCAGAGCGTTGGCGGTAGCCACATCGCTTTCCAGGTCCACCACCTCAGCGAAGGTAGGAGCAGCAGCGGCGAAGTCGACGGTGCCGATGCCGGTGGTGTTCTTCAGACCCAGGGGCTCATTGCTGGCACCAGTGCCGTACAGACCAGCAGCATCGATCTTGAGAGCGATCACGCGAGCCAGGTCATTGCGCACCATGTTCTCCACGTCGATGGAGGACTGGATCATCAGGCGACGGCTGAAGTCGGTGTAGGCAGCCACGGTGCGGGGCACCAGGCTCACCTGATCGACGGTCTGCTGGCTCTCGGTGGGGGAGCCGGACTCGGCCACCCAGTAGGCGGTAGCAGCGCCGGACTGGCGGGGAATAGCCACGTTGCCGGTCAGGCCGGTCAGCACGGTGGCGCCAGCCTGATCCAGAGCCGAAGCGTTGCGCAGCAGGTCGATGAAGGAGCCAGCATCCAGCTCGGTAGCAACCAGGTTGCCGCCGGCAGAAGCGGTGCCCACGTTCAGGTCACGGCGCAGCACGTCCTGGGGCACGGTGATGCCACGGGACTGGCGACCGAGCTTGGCAGCAGCAGCTTCGGAGGCCTCGATCTCGAACGCAGCAGCCTCACGGGCGGAGCGGTCGGTCGGGTTGGAGAGATAGTTGATGGCACGCAGGAAGGAGAAGCTGCGGCTCTCCTTCTCGCTAAGGCCGATTTCAGCGGCGCTCATGTTGACGGGCTCCTGGGGGATGTTCATTTTGTCCAGAACAGCAGCGCGAGCCTCGTCGATAGAACGACCAGATTCGATCAGCTGGCGGCCGAGATCGGCCATCCCGTGCTTGTCGCACAGGGCGGAAATGTCAGAGATGCGGGAGCGTTCAGCCTCAGCGGCTTCAGCCCGCACCACTGCCAGATCAGGGGTGGTGTTTTCCATTAGAGGAAGGGGATCGGGTGTTGGTGCTGCCGAAGCAGCGTCATCAGTGGGCTCCAGCGATCGGCCGATGCCCACAGTTTTGTCCGCCGGTACAGAGACCACAGAGATCTCATACGGGGACCAGGCAGTAGCAACGAAATCGCCACTGCCGCGCTCCTCCATTTTGTCGATGGAGTAGCCAAAGGAGACATTCCGAAGAATGCCATCCTTCACATCGCTCAAGATTTCTTGGGCGAATGCGTTGCGGCTGAACCGCACACGCGCATAACCTCTCCGGCGTTTGCCATCGATGTATGCACGCTCCACCACTCCGATCACGCGATCAGGGTTGTGGTTGAACAACAGCGGAGCACTGTCATTCAGGCGACTGAGATCAGCCGCCTTGGGCTCATGGCTCAGGATCTCGTTGCCGAAATACCGAGCCACTGGATACTCCGAGCTAAATGGAAACTCGAAGGTCCGATCCTCAATCGCTTCAACCTCGACAACCTCGCTCCGCTTGTACTTGCCCTCCATCGCCCGCAGCATCGGGATCTTCGTCAGCGTCGAGAACCGATGACCCACCAGAGTCTCGGTAGCTTCCCAGCCTTCATCGCCTTCGCTATAGATCCGAATCAGTGCCGCAGGATCCTCGGCGGTGGCTTCAATCGTGAAGTCGCTGTCGGGCACGTTCAAGCTGCCCTCACGCCGAACATCCACAATCCGGCCGCGAGCAATGCCGCCGCTCGAATCCCAACGCACAAAGTCACCCTCCTTCAACGCATCAGGCTCAGCACGCTCAGCCTCACCATCGCCAGTGGCTTCCTCGAACATGATCGGATCGAAGTCATGCTCAGACAACCACGCCCGCGCCTCGGCCGGCGTGTACTGCGAGCTACGGAACCGGATGGCCTGAATCTCGCTGGTGCCTTCCTTGATCCCGTAGATGAAGTCAATGCCTGAGCCGCCCGCATCGTTCTCTCGACGTAACGAGTCGTACTGCTCGGGATCTGTCAGCCGAGCAGCATGTTCGTTCGGATAGGGGCGCTCTGATTCCACCGCGCTTCTGTCTTGTAATGCCTTGATTCTATCGGCCTTCGATGTAGCCCAATTCTGCCCTGCATCTCCACCCCACGCTGCCCATGCCACGCGGCCTGGTGACGGATAGCCATCCTCTCCTGGATTGAATCCTTCGCCCTGCTTGTCCACCTCATGCCGAGCGAACCACGCCGACATCGTGATCACCGTGTCGGCGCTCAACTCGTCACCGCTCAAGATCTGCCCAGCTCTGGTCGCCGCCACCTCGGTGCCACCTGCATTGCCTTCAGCTTTCCAATCCCGATAGCGCTGCGCCTCCTCCCTCATGCCTTCAGTCGGCATCAGGTCCACCTCGGTGCCAGCGATATTTGCCATCAGTCTCCCTGCAGTTGCTCGCTCAGATCTTCAGTCCCGACTTCCTCGGGGTACTCCTCCTCCCCCTCGATCACCGGCTCGGTCTCCTCGAACGGCGCCTCGGTGCCCATCGGCCGCGCAGCCTGCACCGCACCGCCTTCCGTCACCTCGCTCGGGTCGGTGTCCGTCACGATGTGCAGCTCATCGAGCATCGCCAGTTCGCTCTGACGCATCAGCAGCACATCATCCAGATCACCGCCCTGCTCCGCGATCACCTGCGCCAGCGTCTTGAAGCCGCACCGCACCGCGGTCTTGTAGGCATCCACCTCCTTCTGCGGATCCACCCACTCCCAGCTCCGCGGCACCCACTTGCTAGCGCGATAGCGGTCAGGGTTGGACTCATAGCCAGGCAGGCTCAACGCACCGCTCAGCACCGCCATATCCAGCCAGGCCTCGAAGATCGGCTGGTGGAAGTTCTCGATCATGTACCGCTGCAGCACGCGGTACGCATCACGCTCCTCCAGCAGACTCAGCCGGCTGCTGCTGTAGTTGCTCTCGGAGAAGTTCTTGCTGATGCTCTCGAAGCTCACGCCCAAACCTGCAGCCACAGCGCGCAGCATCGATCGGGTGAATGGCTCCAGCTGGCCGTCGGGTGCGTTCATGTCCGGCACCGTCACGCTCTGGCCTGGATCCAGGTACTTGAACACCCCAGGCTGGAACTCGCTTACGCGCTCGCCTTCGTAGATCTCATCCGCAGTCAGCTCACCCTCGGGACTGGTGATGAATCCCATCAACGCACTGCTCGCCCGAGCACGCACCAGCTCGGCCTCCTCATAGCCCTGCAGCATGTGCAGCCGCATCAACGCTGAGGCGAACCAAGTCACGCCTCTGGTCTGCCCAGGCCGCTCAGGGATGAACAGATGGATCACCTCATCAGCAGGCACCCGGATCCGACGGCCAGTGGTCCGCGCATTGCCGGCATAGGTATCGCCCGGATGGTTTGCATAGAAGTGGTACGCCTGCGGCCGCAGGTACTGATCCACCTCGATGCCCATCCGCACCGTGTTGCCATCCTTCGCCTGCGGCACATCGTCATCGATCAGATAGTCCGCCTCCAACACCTGCAGCGCGAACGGCACTTTCGAGTCGCCGAATGGCCGGCGGATCATCCTGATGAACACCTCGCCAGACTCAGCCAGGCTGCGCACCACCAAGCGCTCAATATCGTGGAAACCCAGTAGCCCGCTGACATCGCAGCGGTACTTGTTCATCCACTTCTCGAACGCCTCATGGATCTGGGCGTTCATCGCCTCATCCAGCTTTCCGCCGCGCAGCATCCGCACCTGACCCTGGTGCCGGATGCCGTGGCCGATCACGTTGTTCTGGATGGCGCGCAGTGCTTGCCGCGCATAGTCCGAGTCGCGGCACAGCTGCCGCGCACGGTTACGCAGTGCCTTGAAGCTCGACTTGACCTCACTATCGGCGCTGGTGCCACTGGTTACCCAGTCGCTAGTCAGCCTGCTAACCCGCGCGCCCATATACGCACGCTGCCGCGGCCGTACTGGCTCGAATCCCATCGCCTTGAACAGCCGGGTGCGCAGTCCCATCAGAACCTCACAAACAGATTGAACGGATTGCCCAGACCATTAGCAATCAGCTGAGCTTTCTGCTCGCGGTTGACGTCAGCTTTCAACTTCGTCTCCAGCGCCAGCAGGTCTGCTAGATCGTATTTCTTCAGGCTCCGGTTGCCGATGGTGTATTCCTTCGCGACCCCGCCGTTGATGATCGTGCGGATCGCAGCCTGCACTGCATCCAGATCCTTCTGCGCCTGCGTCCGACCATCCAGCGCAGCAGGCGAACCCGAATAGCTCAGCGCTGCCAGCACCTGCGACTGACCGCTGCCCAGCGTGATCGTGCTGCCAGTCTTAGTCGCAACAGCCTGCCAGTACCAGGTGCCAGCATCGAATCCAGCGCTAGTGCCAGCCGCGATGCTGAACTCCCAGCCTGTCCCATACGCAGTGCCCACCACCGTCGCGCCTTCACTGGCAGCGTTAAACCGCAGGTAGTAGGTCAGCGTATAAGCAGCGCTGCTAACCGTATTCCCCAAGTTGTCCACGCCAGCATCATCCCGCCACTGGATCGTGTCACCTGCTCTGATCTCGCTCGGGATGTTCACGGCCTACCAGTTGCTGACGAAGCTGCTAGCACCAACCGCGGCAGGCGGCTGCTTTCTCGATCTTAGCGGCGTCTTCTTACCTTCCTCCAACTGTTGCCGCAACTGCTCCCACATCGTTGCCTGGTTCATCCTTCTCGAATAAATCAACAACGCCGCATAGCCATAGACCGCACAATCGAGCGCTTCATTTCGATCGCCTGCCTTCTTCACCCATTCGCGAATCGGGAACCCCCGGTGATACCGCAGCGCCTGCCGCTCGCTTGTGAGTTGCTTGAAATACTCAGCATCGGCAGCCATGCCGAAGTTCAAGCTGCCGCTGCCTTCGTTGTGCCGCAACCTGCCGAACAGCGTGGTCTTGATCGTGTCGGTCCCCAGCTGATACAACACCACGCCCTTCTTCAGCACCTTGCCGCGCCAGTTCACGTCCACCTTGCTGCCCTTGCCAACGGCTGGACTGTTGCGCCTGCTGCTGCCCTTGATCGCCACCACGCCCTGGCGCACGCGCTCGCGCACATAGTTGTACACCTCATGCGTGCAGTGGCCGCCCGAGTCGATCGCCATCTGCGCAATCTTCAACTCCTTCCCGCAGGCCGTTGCCCAGCCAGTAGCCAACACCTGATCGAGCTGCTTCCACACCTCCACCTGCGTCGGGTCGCCCATCAGCTCCTGATGCCACACCAGCCAGCCCGTCTCACCTTCGCCGAAACCCCAAACACTGACCGCGATCCGGTTATCCTGCACGTCAACACCAGCCGTCAGTAGCACCACCCCATCAGGGCAGGTGCCTGGTTCATATGCCAGCCGCTTCGCCAGCAGGCCATCAGCATTCACGGCCGCGGCGTAGTCCTCCTCCCATGTCTCCGCCAGCCGGGTGTTCACGAAGGCCTTCAACGCCGGACCATCGCCCTTTGCACGCAGGAAGTCATCCACCAACTGCTCCCAACTGCACCACCCCAGTGGGCTATACAACCCCGACAGATGGAACCCAGCAGTCTTTCCATCGCTCGGTGCCGTTGCTCGCCATTCGCCAGCGCTCAGCATCCGCGGCTTATGCACCTCCTCGAATCGCTCGCCGCATTTCTCACACTCATACTTCGCAGTCTCTGGCCTGCCCTCATCCCACTTCAGCCGTGACCACTGCAGCCACTGCATCTCCCCACAACATGGGCACGGCACATAGAACCGCCGCTGGTCGCTGCGTTCATACTCCGTCTCGATCCTGCTGAAGTCCTTCACCGTTGGCGTGCTGGTCAGCAGGATCTTCCGCCTGGCGAACGTCGTGGTTCGCCTCTCAGCCAGTGCCACCGGATCGCCCTCCCCATCCACGTCGCTCGGGAAGGCGTCGATCTCATCTGCGAATAAATACCTGCACGGCGCCGACCTCAGTCCCGTCGCACTGTTCGCACCAGTTAGCAGCAGGATGCCGCCCTGGTACTCCTTCGAGAACATCGTGTTCCCAGAGTCCCGCGCACGCGCCGGTGCGATCTTGTCGGCCAGGCATGGCGTCTCGCTGATCAGACTCTCCAGGCGCTGCTTGCTCAGGCGCTTCGCCATCTCCACAGTCGGCTGCACGCACAGCATTGGACCCGGCGCATGGTCGATCACATAGCCGAGCCAGTTGCTGCCCGCCTCCGTCTTGCCCGTCTGCGCAGCGAACATCATCACCACACGCTGCACGCTGCTGGTGCTGCTAAGGCAGTCCATCGGCTCCTTGAGGTAAGGCGTCCTTGAAGTCCGCCACGGTCCAGGCTCCGCGCTTGCCTTGCTGCTCAGCTTCCGGTAGCGGTCCGACCACTCAGAAACCGTCAGCGGCTCCTCAGGTCGCAGCCCATCTATGAACCCAGCGCGCCATGGACTAACCATCAGCCAGCTCCACCAGTGCCGCACGGTGCTCATCAGTAAGCACCTGATGGATCACCGCTGGATCGGTCTCGCCTGCCAACTGGTGACTCAACCGATCCGCCAAATTTGCCAATGCCTCACGCACACTCCGCCCCAACGCGAAGGCCTCTTTCTTCACCTCAACCGCAGGCACCAGCTCACGCCGCTTCAGGTCCACCTCCAGCTTCGCCAGCTCCGCCTGGTAGTGCTCTCTCCGTGCCCTGCTCTCATTCAGCTCCGGGATCAGATCATCAGGCAACCCAGCCACCCGCTGCCGCAGCTCACGCGCATCACGAGGCGGGGACTCCACTGGGTCGGGACGGCTTACCTTGCTCGCATGTGTAGCCGCTGTGTTCTTGTTCCACAGCTCTAATGCCAGATCACGATCAAGCCACTTCTTCTCATCCTTCACCACAACCGCCTCAGCGATTCGGCTCTTGCTGGCATGAGTCACCGCAGCCTTCGTGCATCCCCTGATCGCTGCAAACTCAGCGAACGTAACTAGCACAGAGTTAAGTAGCACTAGAGCTAACTTAACTGCCGCTAAACCCTCCTAAACTGTCTTAGGGATAGTCTTGTTTGAGAAAAAGGTGAGATCCCTTGCGTCGCAAGGGTTTAGGAGGGTTGGCCGCTGTCGCTAGCGAAAGCGTGCGCGATTGGACGACCCGCTATAAACACCCCCGGAAGGACCCAAACGAGGGCACCCCCTCCCCCTACCTAGCCGTCGACAC